TAAGTTAAAAAAACTATGGATTACGAGCAAAACGTGGTATATTACTAACCTAGGATTTTAAACACCACAACCAAACTATTCAAAGCTCGCTAATCCAAGTGGGCTTTTTTTATGCCTTGACCATTTTCATTGCAAGGACGCGCCAAATCGCAAGAAATAATCCATCTTGCGTACCTCCGAGTGGCGGTTTTATTCCTCTTCCGCCACTCCCCTAACGGGATTAATTAATGATAAGACACGAAGCAAAGCAAATCCTTAAATTATTTGAGGGATGGCGAGCCGAGCCTTATCGTGACAGCCTTGGTAACTGGACCATTGGATGGGGTTTTACCAGAACCATTAACGGCAACTACCTCACAGCAGTTGATCAAGACACCCCAAAAATAACTAAAACTGCATCTGAATGGAATTTAGACGCGCTATTCGGTATCGCTGAACGTGACGCACAAAAAGTCATGGGCACCTACTGGCACAACATCACTCCAAATAGACAATACATATTATCAATGATGTGTTATCAGCTTGGGATAGGTGGGCTAATGGGATTTAAACGCATGATAGAAGCTATTAAACACAACAAGAACGCCCAGGCAGGCAAAGAGATGTTAAACAGTCTGTGGTATAGCCAGACGCCACACAGAGTTGAAAAGATGGCCTTAATGTATCAAACAAACAGCCTAAGATTATGACCGATGAATTAAAAGACAAAATTAAGAAAGCAAACCGGATTACATGGGCCGCAATCGAAAAGGCTTTGAACGGAATTATTCTAATTTGGGCATTATCGACTACAACATTTTTCATGTGGCGAATAGTTACTCCGGACGTTATCAATAACGCAACGGCTGGATTTTGGGGTTTTGTGACATTAATGGTTACATCATTGTTCGTTATCATTCATTCGAGATTTAAAAAATGAGCACATTCTTATTTATTGCCATGCTTCCATTGTGGCTGGTTGGCTTAACTGTGTTCTTTTACATTGCTAAACCAATTAAAAATAAACACGAAACACAGAACGGTTTTGATGTGAGCAATAGGATTAATCGAATCCGATTGTTGTGGCGGGCATTATCAAGACCTTGGCTGTTTGTTAAAGAATTGCCGTGGCTTAAAGAAGATGAAAATGATTAGATTTTATATTATCGCTGGTGTCTTAGCCGTAATCGGTCTTGTAGTTTGGCGAATCGACTACTTGACAACCAAAGTCGAAAAGCTTGAAGTTAAGCTATCGGATAAGAAAGCCGAGGTATTCGTGGCTCTATCGGCCAATAAAGTCAATCTGTTAACGGTAGGCGAACTAGAAGAAAAAATCAAAGCTTGCACCAGTGGCAAGGAAGCAAACGCCCAGCAAGCAATCCAAGAAGAATTTCAACATAATAACCGAATAATCACATTACAGGCTAAATATGACGCGATCAAAAACACAAAGATTGTCAGTAGTTGCGCTAACATGCTTATTGATGATTCTGTTATCCGCCTGCTCACCAAAACAAGTAGTCGTCAGGACTAAAACAGTCGAAATAATCAAAATACAGTACAGGGATATTGATCCTAATTATAAATGTGAATTACCACAAGTCACTGGTACATGGTTAAGCGCATTGATTGAACACCGGCAGATGATTGAAAAATGTCAGTCCGAGCTGAAACGAATTATCCGCACCATTAACCAACAACAGGACCATCTATGATAGTAGATAGAGAAACCTTAGACGGGGCGCATAAACGTCTTAGCGGTCATGACATTATGTTTGAAGAAACCGCGAAACGCCTTGAGGATGTTAACGAAAACCTAGAAGACACGACTGAAAAACTTGAGGAAGTTAACTCTTGGATAGATAGTAAGGACCGCTCACTACAGAAAATTAAGAACTGGCTCATTGGGGCTATAGTTTTTTACGTTATCCAATCCATTGGCCTATTTACATTCTTACAAAAAATAATATTAAAATGAGCAGATTATGGCTATAACAGTATATTCACCTTTAGACGCTAGTGCGCCAACTATTGGCGATACAGCAGGCATGGGTATCACATTTTTTGATGCCATTTTAGTCAATGGATATGGCTCAAAGCCGTCACAAGGATGGACAAAAGCATTTAGCGGAACCAATAAAGCGGCCTATTTGCACCCAAGCGGTGAGTTTTATCTAAGAGTTGATCACAGTGCTACTAGTCCTATCGTATTGAGATGCTACGAGACTATGACAGACGTCGACACCGGCGCTGACCCATTCCCAACAGTAGCACAGAAGAGTGATTCGGTATCAAATATACCCCTGTATGTACTTAGCCAAGATTATCGTCTGTATGGAAATGGTGAGTTTATGTATTTTGTATGCACCCAAAACGCTGCCCCCGGAGTATCGACAACACAGGTTAATGTATTTTTTTGTGGGAGAACGCTGGAAGATTTATACAGTAATTTATGCAGTTCTGCTAATAGATATACATACGCCATGCGTAATTATGACGGCAGCGTTAAAAGCCAAATTTGTGGATCCGCTGACGAGCATATAAAAGCCGACAATGGTGGATATTCAGGGCGAAATGATTTTAACGCCTACCCTGGCAACCCAGAGGGTAAAATAATTCTAAAACCGGCGCATGTAAGAGCAAGTGGGCCGACCAGACTTTTTTATCGTGGATTTTATCCTGGATTATATATTATTGAGACAGATGTAAGTGCAACAACAGGTGTTGATAATATTATTGGCGAGAACATAGTTACAGATGACAAAGGAAATACTTACCATTTAATTAATTACTTTAGTGGAAATTATACGGATGCAATCAAGATATCAGGTAGCTGGTAATGGCTGACTTAGGCGCGGTAGCAATATTAATAGATCCAAAAATTCACTTAACCGGTGGTGGGAATTACACAATATCGGGCTCAGTAACAAAAGGTGGCGTTGGTAAAGTTTACGACATAAAGGCAATCAGCTTAGTTAAAAACGCACCAATTAGCGCGGAACTACAAACAGATGAAGATGGTACTTTCTTACTAACAAGAATGACCGACATTCCCAAGGCATTGGTGGCACTTGGATTTAATAAAGGCATTAACGACTTTGACAGTGCAGTTATGTATGATCAAGTGAGTAATCTACCGTGGGAGCCAGCCACAGAGTTAGGCTTCGGCACCGCACCGTCTGAAGTTTATGTTATAGGAAATGAAATAACAAACGAGGGTTATACTGGTGGCGAAAGCGTGTTATCAGTCCACAGTCACACACACGGCTTATATTACTTTGAGGTTGAGGTATTAAGCGGTGGCGGCTTAATCATCGGACTAAACACTCAAACAACAGATAACCCCGGCGAGACTAAAGGCTTCGGCTGGTATTCAACCGGCGATATACAAGTGGGTGGTGTTAGCGTAGGCACAGCAGAATCATTCACAGCCGGCGATACAGTCCAAGTATTTTTAAAAAACCGGAGTGTGTGGCTTAATAAAGTTAAAGACGATTATTACTCACCCCTCAGTGGTGTCGGTGATTATAAAACACCAACAGTCACTATTGAGGATGATGATTACAATATAGCAATAGGCTGGTTTGAGTTAGTATCAAAAATCAAAGTAAACACTTTAGCCAAAACAAAAACACAACCGGCGGGTCAATTCTTGCCGTGGGATTCGCAATAAGATTATGACTAAGAAAGCAGTGACACCTAAGGGCAAGTCTAAAGCTGTTAATAAGACTAAGGCAAAGACGACTAAAAACCCAAAAAGCAATGCAGGCAGACCGCTTAAGTTTAAGACAGCGGCTGCCATGCAAAAGGTTATTGATGAATATTTTGAAAGCGTTACCTACTTTAATGATACTGGCGCGAAGTTTTTAAGGCCAACAGTTTCAGGCTTAGCTTATGCTTTGGACATGAGTACAGAATCTCTTAGAAAGTACGGAAACAAAGACCAATTTGTTGCGACAGTAAAAAGAGCAAAGCAAAAAGTAGAGATTGCTTTAGAGCAAGGTTTATACAACGGACAGGTTACAGGTCTGATATTTAACCTAAAGAATAACTTTAACTGGCGCGACAAACAGGAAGTAGAACAGTCAGGTGGAATCACAGTAGTAGAGCTACAAACGAGTTTTAAAAAGTCAACAGATAAGTGAGCAAGCTTACCCTGCCAAACAACTGGACGCCAAGAGACCCACAAGTTAAGGCTATGAACAAATGGCTTTATGAGGGCGTTTTGATTAATGATTGGTTATGGCATAGACGATTTGGCAAAGATGATTGCGCCTTACACGGCACAGCAGTTAAGGCGCACCAAGTAGTTGCTAACTACTGGCACATGCTGCCACAGCATAACCAAGTAAGAAAAGCCATTTGGACAGCAATCAACTCACATACAGGCATTAGACGTATTGATGAAGCCTTCCCTAAAGAATTAAGGGAAAGTACAAATGAAACTGAAATGTTTATCAAGTTTCGCAATGGATCAACTTGGCAGTGTTTAGGCAGTGATAATTTTAAAGGCGCTATTGGTTCGGCCCCAAAGGGGATTGTCTATTCAGAGTGGCCATTAAGCGACCCAGCTTCGTATGGTTATTTATCACCGATACTAAAAGAGAACAAAGGATGGGTGGTAAGGCAAGGAACACCACGCGGCAAGAACCACGGTTACAAAACATACAAATCAAGCAAAAAGAACCCTAAAGCATTTGCACAGCTTTTAACAGTTGAAGATACTGGCGCTGATAAACAGTTAGACCTCACTGCTATATTGCAAGAATACATTGATCTATATGGTGAGGACCTAGGCAGAGCTGTTTACCTACAAGAATACTACTGTTCATTTGAAGCGGCCGTTGTTGGTTCGATATGGGGCGGTGAGTTAGCCCGACTTGAGAGCGACAACAGGTTGACAGATTGTCCGCATGATACTGATTACCCAGTTTACACAGCTTGGGATATTGGCCGTGCTGATTCAACCGCTATATGGTTTTATCAGGTCATAGCTAATGAAATACACTTAATTGACTTCTTACAAGATAATCTTAAGAACCCTGATTGGTTCGCCAGTCGAGTTTTAGGCAAGATAGTCAAGATTGATATAGTTGATGGCAAAATCACAGTTCAAAAAGGCCAAGACCTAAGTCAACATAAGCACCGCAAGGCTTACGATTACGCTAATCACTGGCTGCCACATGATGCGAGGGCTAAAACGTTCGCCAGCATGGGCAAATCAGTGCAAGAACTCCTATCTGTATGCTTTGGCTGGAATAAGGTCAGTATAACGCCTAACTTGAGCCGACAGGACGGAATACAAGCAGCCAGAAAGATGCTTGATAAGACCATCATCGACTGGAAGTGTGAAGATGGCTTTGAACTGGTTAAACAATACCGCTATGAAAAAGACGACAAAAAAAACATGCTAAAAGAAACCCCATTACATGATTACACATCACATGCGGCTGATGCGCTCCGATACGTTGCGGTCAGCTATCAGACCTTTGCACCCGAACCGCTACCTATGGATAAAATGAAGCCAGCTAACGCAATGGATAACGGCATCCCTATTGAGCACATGACATGAAAAAGTGGGTCGAAAAAGTACGCAAGGCTGAAAAGAAGCTTGAAGATAAGCATCGAGACTTTGCCAAGAAAGCGGAAAAGCATTATTACAACGACAAAGAGAACATCGAGCTGCCTATCTTTTATTCTATGGTGCAGGTTCAACGCTCGGCACTGTACTCAAGACCGCCGAACCCTGAGATACGTGGTCGCAGTAACGATGTAACTAATTCTGACAGCAAAATGATAGCCCAGACGCTCGAGAACGCTATAAGCTACCAGATTGACAGCCGAGACTTCCACGGAGACGCTAAACGTGCGGTGTTAGATTACATTGTAGTTGATATGGGTGTTTGCCGTGTTCGGCTTGATGTTGAAACCGAAATACAAACAGATCCGATGGGTAATGAAATGCTTGACGAGATGGGCGAGCCTTTTGAGATTGTATCTAAGCAGGAAGTATATCTTGACCACTGGCCTTGGGAACGGTTTATATATGACATTGGCAAAGATTGGGAGGAATGTGAATGGGTTTGCTACAAGCATTACATGACCCACAAAGAGATACAGAATGAATACCAACACGATTTAGAAGCCACTGATTTAAGTGAAGATGCTTATGAGGGCAAAACATGCGTTTATGAAATATGGGATAAGAAAACCCGAACCGTTATTGAAATGCTTGAGGGTAAAGTATTAAGAGAACGTGACGATCCGCTACAGCTTAAAGACTTCTTTGACTGTTACAAGCCTATGATTAGCAACATGCGGAGTGATAAGTACATTCCGCAATCCGAGTTTAAGCAAATATACCGGCAACTGGACATTATCAACGTCACTGAGGAGCGCATTGATGGCTTAACTAAATCGATTAAAGACGCTGGATTCTACGATGATTCATTAACCGATTTAAACAAACTACAACAAGCAAAAGATGGCCAGTTAATACCGATATCAGGCTTACGCACAATGCTCGGCACTCAAGGTGTTAGTAACTTCGATGGCATGATAGCCAAACTACCTATCCTAAATCAAGCGCAAGTATTGCAGATATTGCAAGAGCGTAGAAAGGAAGCTAAAGAACAAATCTATGAAATAACCGGATTGAGTGACATTGTTCGTGGTGCTACTAAAGCATCAGAAACAGCGACAGCCCAACAAATAAAAGGTCAGTGGGCATCTATTCGTTTACAAGACAAGCAAAGCACAATTAACAACTGGCTAAAAGGTATTCTTGGTATTTATGCCGAGGTTATCAGTGAGCATTTCACTGGCCAGCAATTACAGTTAATGACGGGTAAAGAAGTAACGCCAGAAATGCAACAGATTATGCAGTCTGATGTGCTTCGTTGTTATTCCATTGACGTAGAGACCGACAGCACCATTCAAGCTGATGAAAGCCAAGACAAGGCCGACAGAATGGAAATGATTAACACTTTTTTACCATTGTTGCAGAATATCCTACCTGCAGTAAGCCAGAACCAATTACCAGCCGACTTAGGCAAGACAATTCTACTGACAGCAGTTAAAGGCTTTAAGTATGGCAGAGCCCTTGAGGATATGATTAATGGACTTGGCGACAATATGCAACAGCTACAGGGCTTACAGCAACAGCTTGAGCAGACAAATCAACAGACACAAGAGATGGATCAAGGCTATCAACAGCAATTAGCCCAGGCTAACCAGATGATACAGCAACTCCAACAAGAACTTGGCAAGGTTGACCAAACCGAGAATCAGCGCAAAGACTTCGAAACCCAAATTGAGGGCGGTAAAGACAAAGCTGAAACCGCTAAGAAGTACGCTGAGACAGCTAAGATACAGCAAGAGATTGGTATGCAACAAATGCCTATTAACACCGGCATGAATCAACCACCGGCGTTCTGATGGATACTAAGATAGACAACCCTGATGATATTGCCGAGATATCCAAAACGCTCGACAATGATTTCACAGGCGAATTTAAGACAATAGGCTATCACATGCCAAAGGGCAAGATGATAGCAGTGATTACAGATTTAACAGCTCACAGTTGTGAGGTTAGTGGCATGGCGACCGGTAAGTGGTTTCACACCGATATTTATGCTGATTTATTTAATTATATATTTAACATCCTTGGGTGCAGTCGCATTACTTACGTTGTCGATAAAGACAACTATAAGTGCATTAACCTACTTGAACGTGGTGGCGCAGTTAAAGAGTGCGAATTGCGAGGGGTGGACAGATATTTATATAGCATGATTAGAGAAGATATTTATGGGTAAAGCAAGCGCAGAATCATTTAAACCACATGAAGTGGAACAAATGGCACGGCAACAACAGCGGATGAACAATCCTAACGTGTCCAATGTCTTTGGGTCAACCACCACAAGTTTTAACGACGACGATCAATCCGACATTACTCAAGAGTTAAGCCCACAGATGCAACAAATCATCGGTAGCCAGATGGACTTTGTTGAACAAGGCCCTGCACAAATGGGTGAGTTCTCCAATCCGTTATTAGCGTCAATGATGCAAGGTGCGGCCAATAACATACAAGGCAGATGGGGTAACAGCGATGCACCGGACGCAACTAATCCGGGCGGTGGTTATGCCAGTATGTTTCCACAGTTTAGCCAACAACAACCCCCAACACCAGAGCCAATGGGTCCAACGCCAAACCCTACTCCGTCAGGTGGCGGTTCACTGGGCGGCGGCTTTGGTAATGTGGGTAGAGACTTCAACATCATGCCTGGGGCTGAACAGGACCCAAGTGGTGGAATGATACCACCAGAAAAAATGGGGATGATGGAATCAGGTCGTTCTCAAAAAGGCAATATACCTATGGCCGGCCTATCTTTAGGAATGGGTCAAGACAATCCAAACATGGACCCAAATCACCAAAGAGCAAAACAAACAATGGCCGATCGAATGGGCATGAGCAAAAACGCTCAATCAACAGCTGGTCAATTAGGTCAGATTTTACAAAATATGAAATGGGGTGACTCATAATGGCAATAGGTAATCAAGCTTATAATTACGGTCAGGCGCCAATAGCGCAAAAACCAAACACTCAAAACCAACAGCCTTTAAATGGCATGGCACAAAATAACGCCGCACAAAAACCAGCATGGGCGTCAAATGGTCCACAACCTACGCAAGCAGGACCACAACCTACAACTCAAGGCACCGGATGGGGAACGCAACAAGTAACACCCGGTGGATTGCATGGCAACATAGGTGGTGGACAGCCTCAACAGTCAGGCGGTTATAATCCAAGTGTGCAAACTATTAACGCAGGCGGTCAAGTAACTGGCGGTGGTGGTGGTCCACGTTTCAATGCAAGTCAACAACAAAGGCCCGACATAGGCACAAATCAAGAATATATTGATACCGCTTATGATTCAGCAATGCGACAAATGCAGCCCCAAATGGATGCACGTAATGCAGAATTAGCACAAGGTTTAGTCAATCGTGGTTTACAGCCTGGAACCGAGGCTTACGATGCTGAAATGGGTCGTATGAATAACATGCAAAACGACATGCTTCAATCAGCGGCTTATGGCGCACAGCAAACAGGTTTAGGTGCGCAAAACCAAGAATTTCAACAACAATTCGGTTATGACCAATTAGCGAACGCATTACAGCAATCGCAGATAGGCGCACAGGCTCAAATGAGCGCAGCGGGTGCATCAGCTAACGCATCAAGGAACAACGCACAGCTTCGAAATGATTTAGGCATGGCGCAATTAGGCGAACAAAGCCGACAGTTTGACGTGAGTGATATATTCCGCACCCAAGGACAGGATCAAGGTTTTATGCTTGGCATGGGTAATTTATATAATCAAATGCAGAACACTGGAATGAATCAGTTCAACATGCAAAACCAAGCTAATAACAACTGGTATCAACAAGCCGGCCAAATGGCGAACAATGCACCAGGCGTTAATTTCAATCCACAGATGGATTATACCAGTAATCAGATTGGCGCGAACAGCAACCGAGTTAATGCGATTGGTCAGGATAACCAAATGATGGCCGATGCGCTTGGTGGTGGTATGTCGATGTTTAGTGATAAAGACCTGAAAGAAAACATCGAGCTGGTCGATAACGTGAAAGGCATTAACGTCTATGAGTTCGACTACATCAACAAAGACATTGGTGAGGGTCGCTATCGTGGCGTAATGGCTCAAGAAGTGATGGGCGACTACCCAGATGCGGTAATGGTTAACGATGGTCATTACATGGTCGATTATTCTAAACTACCGGTTAAAATGGAGCGTGTAGCATGAAAGGTTACGGTCAGCCAATGATAACGCCAGAGCAATATGCTCAAGCCTTAACTTCCTTTGACTCAATGCAACGGCAACAGCAAACACGCGACACAATCAATGCGAGTGGTAATGGATACTCACAAGTGGGTGCTGGTATTGGTAGTGCTTTAGCAAGCATGTTTGGCAAGAACAAAGGCAAAAACATGGGCGAACTTGAACAGCAAATCTTGCGGTTTCAAGAACAAAAGGCCACAGAAACAGAGCAAAGAAACCAACAAAAATTGGCTCAAGAACAGCAAATCAAACAGAAAAAGCAAATGGAGTCACTCATTCCGCAATTTGGTGATAAAGGTGCGGCCGCTATTGTGTTCGGTGGTGCTAAACCATCAGACGTGAAGCAAGACCGCACCAATCAAATGCAGAACTTGGAGGCAATGGGGTTACAGCAAGGCACACCACAGTACACTCAAGCCATGCGTCAACAGATGGGCAAGTCCGGTAATACGGTCAATGTAAACACTGGTGATGCTATGAAATACGGCTCGGTGCCAGATGGTTATGCTATGCGAACAAACGAACAAGGTGCACCAGAATTACTGCCTATCCCGAATCATCCAGTATTTAAAGAACAAGAGGCTGCGAAATCTAAAGCCATGCTGAAAGGTGCGATTGCATTTAACGATGCAGAAAACATTAATGAAGTTATAAATAGATCACTTGAGAACACCAATTCATGGACTACCGGATTACTTGGCACAGCATCAGGAGCGATACCAGGAACACAAGCTTTCGATTTACGTGAGAATATGAAAACAATCGAAGCAGATGCCGCGTTCTCTACTTTACAAAATATGCGCGATAGTAGCCCAACAGGTGGCGCTTTGGGTCAGGTGTCAGAGCGTGAACTTGCATTATTGTCATCAGCCAAAGCCGCATTAAGCGCAAGTCAGTCACGGATCAATTCAAAGAAAACTTAAAGCGTTATCAACAAGTAAGAAATCAAGCAATGGCGGCAACCGCTAAAGCTTATGAAATGGACTACAACGAGCCAGCGCCTTGGTTGGCTAAAAAGGAAAACGAACCACAAGCACCTAAATCAATCGGCGGCAAACAATATGTCCAGATTGACGGGCAATGGTACGAACAATGAAACCAGTAACAGACCCATCAATCCTTGAACAACTAAACGCATCATCAGGCATGAAACCGGTGCAAGACCCTGCATTGTTAGCGCAGCTTAACGGTGAACCACAAAGACGTGCGCCAGCCAAGAATAAAGACAATGCAATTAAACAAGGTTTTGGTATGGTTAAGGACTTCTTTCAAGGTGATGACGAGTTCGAAGAAGCCGGAAACATTCAAGACTACATTAACACCACGCCGCGCAAAGGATTGAATAAAGAGGGCTTTGGGTTAGCCCTTTCGAGCATGTTTGGTAATGACGACGATCTAATCAAACGGTTTAAAGAATACAACCCAGATGCCAACATACAAAAAGACGACACTGGAAACTCTTACGTTGAGAAAGAGGGTGAGAAGTTTTATTTTAATAAAGGTGGTGTCGATGTTGGCGATGCTTTAGATGTAGCTGGTGAAGCTGGTAGCTACATTGGTGGCGGTTTAGCTACTGCACCAGTTAAAGGGCTAATGAAACGAAGCGCAGCCACGGGTGGTATTGAAACCGGTATTAATGTAATAAACCAAAAGCTTGCTGGTCGTGACGATATAAACAAAACAGAAGCGGCAATCGCTGGACTTGGTGGCGCGGCCTTTGAGGGCTTAACGCCTATATTTTCAGCCATAGTCAGAAAGGTTAAAGGTGCCGGCGTAAGCAATAAAGAAGCTGGTCGCATCATTGCCGATGAAATGGGTCAAGACCTAACAGAAACTCAAATGGTTAGACTAGGCCAGTACGCTAAAAAGCTGGACTTTGACCAAGTAGACAAAGGCAACATTGCACGGCATGTTGAGCTTGACCAAACGCCAACAAAAGGTACAGCAACCGGTGACCAAAATATACTTGATTATGAAAACCAGTTAAGAAACTCAGGTGGTTATGCTCAGAAGCGATTAGAAGGAATCGACCAACAAAACACCACTGCACTTAACCGTAAAATGGAAGGACTACAAAGCGGTAGGAACGTCGATGATTACCAAGCGGCTGACAATGTATTAAGTAATGTTGTAAAGGCCGAGAAACAAGCCAAACAAGCGACAAACGAAGCTTATGGGGCTATTGATAAGGCTTATGCTTCCATAGAGCCATTTAAAGAGTTGCCACAGCGTATTAAAAAGTCACTTTCTGATAGTAATGTTATTTTAGATCCCGACAACGTGCCAAAGGCTAATATTGCATTAAAGTCAATCTCTAAGTCGCTGGGAAGTATGGGTGATTCAAAAGCAGTCTCATGGGGAGCGGTTGACCAGCAGCGCAAGAAGTTAAACACGTTATTCGCTGGCGCAAGCAGTGAGGACAGACGGGCTCTAACCATACTTAAAAACCAGTATGATGATACCGCCTTTGATGCTTTTGAAAACTCATTATTTAGCGGCGACCCTGAAGTAGTTAAAAAACTATCAAATGCCAGAGGCGTGGCCACAGATTATTTTAAGAAGTTTTCAGGCGGTGGCAAAAACGATCCAGCCGGCAGAGTAATTGATAAGTGGCTAAATGCTGACATGGCACCAGAGCAAGTTGCGGATGCCGTTGTTAATGTCCATGGTAACTTTAAAGCCAACAGCCCGCAAATGGCTAAACGCTATCTTGAGATAGTAGGCAAAGGCACACCAGAAGCCCAAGATTTTAAAGACATGGTTTTAGGCCGAATGACTAAGAAGTTAGGCGAACCCAAGACAAGACAGGCATTACGCGGTTCATTGCGCAAATCTTTAATGGGCAATCGCACCATGATAGATGAAGTTTTTACCAAAAAAGAACAGGGGTTTTTAAGCCGGACTCTTCAGTATTTAGATGAAACATCATTATCAGGTGACAAGGCCAGAAGCTCAGGAACTACCGAGCGATTTATGAGGTGGATGGATAGCACCGGTGAAGCTGATTTAAGCTTAAACGGTATCAGAAACGCTGTTAAGAAGCTAGTAGGCACAGCAACAGGTGCACGTAACAGGCAGTTCAACCTACCTACACAGCAATATCAAACGCCTTTACTGCCAGCATCAGGGGCAATGGGTAGCCAGCTAGTCACTGAGCCATGAGCCGGTAACTAATCGATAACCAATATGAAAGCCAAAAACAGCCATAAAAGTTATAACTATGCCGGTAATACCCCAAAAGTAAATAACCAGTACGACCGTTAAGGCGGCCAACAATCCACCAATAATTTCAATCATTATGCCAACCTATTCAAGCAAGTGTAAGAAATGCGACAAGGCTTATAGCTATATCGCGCCTATATCAAATTATAACACAGCAATGCCCGATTGCTGTGGCGTACAAACAACAAAGACAATTACCGCCATGAGTATGGGTTCAATCAATGCCGTGTCAGTGCGTGAGTTTAAAGCGTATGAATGCCCAGTGACCGGTGACGTGGTTACAAATCCACGACAAAAGAACAATATTGAAGCCGAGCATGACTTGATTATCAAAGAGCCTGGCATGTTTAAGCCACGCGTTAAAAAGGAAGTCGAGGACATGCCCGATGCACTTAAACCAGAATTAGAACGAGAGCTAGCAAAAGCTAACTTGTAACCAGTTTTTTAACCCAAAGAGTAAAGCGAAATGAGTGAATTAAACACCGAAGAAGAAGAA